TTTGCAAAATCATAATAGTATCAAAACAGAATTGAATAGCTTGCTAGCCGATTTAACAGGTAAAACTCCAGAAGAGATTGGCAAGACAAACATTGTCACATATTCCTTACTGGTGAAGGATTTTTTCTTAAAGCCGGAATTGCGCGAAGTATTCGAATTGCTTTCTTAATCAATCGACATGGTGGATTACATAAATTTAGAGACACACTATTCAAACGATATAGTGATGTCTCTTTTTTGTTGTCTACCATCAAGTGGCGCGATTTTCCTGATTTTATTGAAACAATTTTTGAAGAGGAATTAAACGATAAACTTTGGCCTAAAGTTGTAACGTCCTACGTTGTAAAGTATCCGACCCAGTTGGTATTGGGTTATCATTACGATATTCAATTTGAACAAGAAATTTATCCGTCAATTGGTGAAATC